GTTGCACTCCAACAGATACCCTTCGTAGGTGTGTAATCAACTTTAATTATTTTATTTGATATGGATAAAAACCACTTAAAACTTATTATTAAGAACTTGAAAATGGTTATTGAAGAATTAGAGTCAGAAGTATATTCTGATCCTAGTTCCTATACAATACTTGAAGGTGGCCACCACCGCATAGGTTTAGGCAACACTGCTCTAGGGTATGCCGATCAAGAAGAACTGTAATGGACGTAAAGTTAGTAAGTATTACACCAGATGCAGAGAAGACCATGGCACATATTGCCAGAGTGTCTAACCCTGCAAATCAAGACAATGAAAAGTTTGCTGGACTTCTCAAGTATTGCATCAAACATAATCACTGGTCAGTATTTGAACAATCTAGTATGACTCTGGAGATAGAGACAACTCGTGCTATAGCCGCACAGATACTCCGTCACAGGTCATTTACATTTCAAGAGTTTTCTCAACGGTATGCTGATAGCACACAGTTAGGAAACATTCCTATTCCTAGTCTTAGGAAACAAGATTTAAAGAATCGTCAAAACTCTACAGACGATCTTGACGAGTTTGTCAAACAGAAGTTAGAATTACAAATGAAAACCCTGTTTGACTCTGCAACCGCCTTATATCAACAGATGTTAGAGGAAGGAGTTGCAAAAGAATGTGCCAGAATGGTCTTACCACTTTGCACACCAACAAGAATCTATATGACAGGTTCTTGTAGATCATGGATTCATTATATTGATCTGAGATCCGCTCATGGAACTCAGAAGGAACACATGGACATTGCACAAGCATGTAAAACTGTATTCATAGAACAGTTTCCAATCGTTTCTGAAGCATTAGAATGGAGAAATGGTGTGGTTGAAATTCAAAAACAAATCAAAAAAGAACTTCACGGAGAGGAAACTTAATGGCGACATACCCTGTAGTCAACACTAAAACTGGTGAACAAAAGGAAGTTGTAATGAGCATCATGGAGTGGGACAAGTGGAAAGAGGATAACCCTGATTGGTCAAGGGATTATTCTGATCCATCCACAGTTCCAGGCGTGGGAGAGGTTGGAGAGTGGAAAGATAAACTCACCAACAAACATCCAGGCTGGGGTGAGATTCTAAAAAAATCTGAAAAGGCTGGTGGAATACAGGGTCGTTTAGCTAAAAGAGGTATTACTTAATATGTCAACTAAAAAAAGAAGGAATACTAATAGTCAGCATCGTGAGTCAGTAGGTGCTGGAATGACTGCTAAACAAATGCGTAGGAAGAGACCAATTAACAATGGCATGTTAGTTGATATCGAGCCTATCACAGATAATCAAAAGGTACTATTTGATCACTATGCAAAAGGAAAGAACATATTTGCATATGGTGCTGCTGGAACTGGTAAGACTTTTATAAGTCTGTTCTTGGCACTTAAAGATGTACTTGACGAAATGACGCCATATGATAAGGTGTATATTGTTAGGTCATTAGTATCTACGAGAGAGATTGGTTTCTTGCCAGGAGACCATGAGGATAAGTCATCACTTTATCAGATTCCATACAAGAATATGGTAAAGTATATGTTTGAGATGCCCTCAGACAATGACTTTGAAATGTTATACGGTAATCTGAAAGCACAAGAAACTATTTCATTCTGGAGCACATCATTTATCAGGGGAACAACACTTGATAATTGCATTGTGTTAGTAGATGAGATGCAAAACTTGAATTTTCATGAATTAGATAGTATAATAACAAGAGTAGGAGATAACTGTAAAATAATGTTTTGTGGTGACTCTACTCAAACGGATCTTACAAAATCCAATGAGAAGAATGGCATCTTAGATTTTAAACGTATCATTGAGATCATGGAAGATGATTTCGGTACGGTTGAATTTGGTTTAGATGATATTGTTCGCTCTGGTCTAGTAAGAAACTACTTGGTTACTAAACTCGCTTTGTCTTTATAATGTTTACTCACTTGAATAAACTTGGTGATTTTGAGTTAGAAGCCAATACCATAGATGGAGTCAGATATTACACTCTTCCGAGTGGAAAGAAGGCTCCTTCTATTACTTCTATAACCAGTTTTTATAATCGCCAAACATTCAAGGAATGGCGGAATAAAGTTGGCGATGAAGAAGCCAATAAGATCACAAAGGTTGCCACCGACAGGGGAACCAAGTTTCATGATCTGGTTGAAAAGTATCTCTTGAATGAAGATATTAAGTCTATGAAGGACATTCTGCCTTCCACCAAAGCAAGGTGGATTGCAGCAAGGGACTCCTTAAATAATATCAACAATATTCACTGTTTAGAAAAACCCCTATATAGTGAGTACTTCGGTATTGCTGGACGTGTTGATTGCATTGCCGAATATAACGGAGAGTTAGCGGTAATAGATTTCAAGACATCTAAAAAGATTAAACCAGAGAAGTGGTTAGAAAACTATTTCGTTCAAGAAACTGCATATGCCTGTATGTACTTTGAGATGACAGGTATTGCGGTGGAGAAGATTGTGACCTTAATGGTTGCTGATAATGGAGATGTGAAAGTTTATGAAAAAACCAACAAACGTGACTATATTAAGCTTCTTACCAAGTATATTAAAGAATTCGTCACCCACAAGCTCGGGGAGTATGGAGAAAGAAGTTAACGACTTACTAAAAGCGAAATTTCTCGACCAGAACAAGTTCACTACTGATGTTGAACAACTGGTACTTGACACTGAGCTCAATTATATTGAAGCAATCATTAGTTATTGCGAAGAAAATAATATTGAGTTTGAGTCAGTTGGGAAATTAATCGCAAAACCTCTCAAGGATAAATTAAAAGCGGAAGCAACTGAATTGAATTACTTAAAACGTACTTCTAAATCTAAGTTACCGCTGTGATATTCTGGATAGGATTTACTATAATGGTTCTTAACGAAGGTTTTGTAATCATGAGGCATGTATCGCCTTGGTTTGCAAAGCGTAGAGAAGAATTAATAAGTAAATTTGGAGACGGTTTTAAGAAATTTCACTCAGCACTTGACTGGGTGTGGTTATCTTTAGTAATCATAGGTATATCATTAGGACCACATAGAAATGTAGATATATTCTCACTTGCTGTATGGTGGGGTGGGGTATTATCACTAGTGTACATCCCTAAATGGTTATCAGAAAAAACATAAATAGTAATAGTATCAGATTCGATTGATGGGTGAATTTTTTAGATCTGCTCCAGTAAGAGCTGCCATGGCAGAGATACAGGAGTTACAAGAAGATATTATGTCAGGACTGGCAATTAACGGTATGAGAACTCCTACCGTAGATGGCGGTCTTTTGCATATTCAAAAGATGAGAACACTACTCGAAAAGCAGAGGAACTTTATGTTCAGACTGCAATTAGAGAAGAACGATCCTGATGCTATTGAGATGAGAGAGCAGATCTTAGAGTCTGCCAAGTTTCTAGGACTCCAGCCAGGTCAAAATATTGCAGAATTTTTTGACACCTTGACTGAAACCTTAGACAAACTGGAAGAAAACATTCCAGATTGACAAAACACAATTATCTGTTATAATACAAACAATCCTACAATACAAAAATACGGAGAATACTAAATGTCATTTGCTGCATTAAAGAAACAATCTAAAGCAGGCTCTCTCACAGAGAGATTGATGAAAAAAGTTGAGAAACTCAACGAGAAAGGTAACAATACTGATGAACGTCTTTGGAAACCAGCTGTAGATAAAGCGGGTAACGGATACGCAGTTATTCGATTCCTCCCTGCACATGCTAATTGTGAACTGCCATGGACTCAAGTTTGGAGTCACGCTTTTCAAGGACCAGGCGGTTGGTATATTGAGAACAGTTTAACTACTATTGGCAAGGATGATCCTGTTGGAGAACTGAATCGCAGTCTCTGGAACAGTGGTCGTGAATCTGATAAAGATATTGCTCGTAAGCAAAAGCGTAAGCTTTCTTACTATGCAAATGTCTATGTCGTAAAAGATTCTAGTAATCCTGAGAACGAAGGACAAGTAAAACTTTACAAGTTTGGTAAGAAGATCTTTGATAAGATCACTGCTGCAATGCAACCTGAGTTTGATGATGAGGAAGCAATCAATCCATTTGATTTTTGGAAGGGTGCTAACTTCAAGTTGAAGATCAAACAGGTTGCTGGATTCTGGAACTATGATAGTTCAGAGTTTGCAAGATCTGAAGCACTCTTGGATGATGATGACAAACTAGAGGAGATCTATAACAAGATCTATGACCTTAGTGAGTTCACTGCTGCAGACCAGTTCAAAACATATGAACAACTCAAGGCACGTTTGGACACAGTTCTTTCAAGGAAGGCTGTTGTAACACCTACAAGAGAGGATGTTGAAGTATCCAACGAAGATACTGATCGTGGATCAGTTGAGGAGGAACTATCTAACCTCCGTGCAAGTGCCACTGCTGCATCTGCTGATACGGATACAGAGGAAGAGGACGACGCACTGAGTTACTTCCAAAAACTCGCTGAAGAGTAAACAATAAGAAAGGGGTCGCAAGACCCCTTTTTTTATTATCAACTACTAGCAATTCTGGGATTATATGCTCTCTTAAGTCTCTTAGTTTTGAATTGAGATGATTTCTTGTATTTACCTATTCTGGTTAAATCTTGTATCACAGTGCTTAGATAAAGTGGTCTGATAACTCTGATTCTTCTCTTAGCATCATTTCTAGATACCTCAAACTGA